TTAATAACGTAATGTTTGACCAACAAAGATTAAGTTAGCATTGCGAATGCCATTTTTACTTTGTAAGTTATAAACATTAGTACCCAATTTAGCAGCAATACCACTTAAAGTATCACCGTATTGTACTCTATATACCCGTGATAAGGATTGTGTAGCACCTTGACGAATAACTAATCTTTGACCAACACTTAACCAGTTTGGATTACGTAAACCATTTAAGCGTTGTAGATTTTGCCAGCTAGTACCATAACGACTAGCAATACCACTCAAAGTGTCACCATATCTTACTACATAATAAGTAGCAGATGTTGTAACCCGTGGAGCATTGTTAGTTACGCTAACAACTTCTACGTCACTGGCATTAATCCATGACATGATACCGCCTAATAACAATCTGTTACCCGATACTTGTTGTACCTTGTAAGTATTGCTTTGTACCCAACTTGGCATACCAACACCATTAGCCCAACGTTTTACGCCAAACTTAACACGAACAGTGTTGCCAACTTGAATAGCACTCTTAGGAGTGTTATCAGCTTTTTGGCCTTGCTCAATCGCTTTTGTTTCACTCTTAGGATGTTCAACGTTGCCATTCTTATACCCATTCAAAGTAATACCTAGCAAGTCAACGTTATAGTCATACCCACCAGCAATCGCAGTAGAGGTGAATTGCCACATGTTAATTCCGTCCATGGATGGGAAATAATTGTAATCAGGTCTAGTCATTACAGAGTAGTCACGATAACCAGCCACCCACAAGCTATTAGGGAATGCGCTATTAATACGTGCATAGTCTAAATGCGCATTGATAAATGGCTTGTATGAGTAAAGCACTGGAGTATAACCAGCTTCTTTAACTCTACGCAACCCATACAGCACGTTATCTGTGTTAGCCTCCCTATCAGCACTAGCACCACTTTCATAGTCTAAAGCAACAATACTTTGTTTCGGTGTTTGTACTTTAGGCAAGTAGTAATCAAGCATTTGTTTTGTTTGATTCTTATTAGCACCGGTTTCCATATAGATATATGTGTGCATCCGTAAACCCATTGCAATCCCACTTGCTACTTGTGATTGATAGGTCGTTTGTGGAATAAATGTTCCATTATAGTAACCTCCAATTTGAGAAATAGCAAAGCTATCTTCAGGCGTTACTTTTTTAAGAGTGTTGCCTTGATACCTAGAACCATCAACCCCATAATATCTAGCAGCATTCACTGTTACTGGCATTAAAAAAAGCCCAACCAGAATGGTTAGACTTAAGAGCCACTTTCTATTTAATTTAGTCATGTTTACCACCTTTTCCTTGGTGCTGAGACGCGAGTTTTAAAGCCTCGTTCGCAGTCTTGTCAATAGACTTGACTGTTTCCGTGTCAACAGTTACGCCATCGACTAGACCTAGGATACCGCCGATGGTCAGCAAAGTATTAACCAAGTCCATGATTTGACCAACATCACCTGTAAACTTAAGATTGAAAATCGCGCACAGCTGCTGAACTAGAACAATTAACAGCAACACCAAAGAAGTAACCGTCTTACGATTCAGCTTGCCATCTTTATCAAGAAATACTTTTTTCATTTTCTCTCCTCCAATCGTTTTATTTTTTCATCATGAAGCAATATTGTCTTGTCATGTTCTTCCACCTCATCTTCTAACTTTTTTAAGCTTTTGCGCTGTTCATCAAAGTTGCTATTGAGTTGTTTTATCGTACTAGTCAATTCTTTAAATTGCTGTTGCAATGGATAAGTTCCGATAGTAATCGCATTGTTCAGCGCTTTAGCGCCATGCCGAATCAACCAATAAACTGAACTAAAAAGGACGGAAATAACCGCCATAATCGACGCTATCTCCGCCCAGGAATATCCTAGTAATGTGTGCATATGCATTCACTTCCTTAAATTTAAACTACCTCCCACCCACCACTAACAACTAAGCTGTTAAAGAGCTATCTTCTGGGAACATTTTATTGTAATCGTCCTGACTGAATTGTTTAACTTCTAGTAACAACTTAACATCATCCTTAGTAAAAAGCCCCATTTTATAAAAACTATTAACAAAACTATAAGTATACATCTATTTTTCCTCCTTATTTGCTACTGCATTTTGTAAAACTAATGTCTTGACTGCCCCCTGTAGGTCTTGCACCTGCTTAGTTAAACTAGACTCAACGCCCTTGGCCCGGTTAGATTCGGCCGTCGTTTCTGACTGCAAGGTATTCTTTGCGTCGCTAACCATGTTTTCTATATCGTTAGCTGACGGACCCCAAGGGCTAGGAAGTGTACTCTCTTCTAGTTGAAAACTTGATGCCCATCCAACATTGGAAATATCAAAAGTAATGTAGGCATCGCGTACCGTTGGTTTAAAGGTAACTGCCATCCTGCTCCATCCGTTGAACCTCTGTCCAGTGTCTAAAGTTGTAATTGTTTGTTGATTATTTGAGTGATAATGACCTCCACCATCATCTTTATTTAAATACGCATTTTTTGGAATCGCAGATTTACACCAATAGCTTAGAGTATAAAAAGTATTAGTAGCAAAGCTTGTCTTTGGTACATAATCAATAAAGGTAGAACTTGGGGCTTGAACATTATTAACCCCCGTAAAGTTTGCGCTCTCGTGTGTTACATCACCATAGAAAGCCTCCTTAACTTTAGCACCTCGCAAATTCCAATAAGAAGGATTTGTCATCATACTGGTATCATGGAACATATTCTTGCCCCCGACCTTTATGCTATCTATATCACCCTTAACAGATTGAATTTTGCCATCTAAATCATTCTCCTTAGCGATTGCGCGATTTTGTTCGGACGTAATCTTACCAGCTAAGTCATTTTCCGCTTTAGCAGCCCTAGCAGTTTCAGAGTCAACCTTACCGCTCAAACTACTCTCAGCACCTTTAGCCCGGTTGCTTTCATCAGTAATTGTCTTGTTTAAATTCCCTTCCGCGGCAGTTGCTCGACTCTTTTCAGCGTTAACTTGATTCTGAATATCGCCTTCTGCTTTGGTAGCACGTGCAATTTCAGTGTCAACTCTACCATCTAGCTTTTGTTCAGCACCGGTTGCTCGTCCTTGCTCAGCGTTAAGATTAGTTTGTACCTGGCCAATTTTCCCGTCTAAACTATTCTCCTTGGCCATCGCACGATTTTGTTCGGACGTAACCTTACCAGCTAAGTCATTTTCCGCTTTAGTAGCTCTAGCGGTTTCGGAAGTAACCTTATTATCAAGGCCTTGTTCCACGCCCTTGGCCCGGTTAGATTCGGCCGTCGTTTCTGACCGCAAGGTGCTTTCTGCGTCGCTAGCACGCTTAGTTTCTGCTTTAATTAGTTGAGCTAGCGCTTGCTCACTTTCAGTTGCACGAGTGTTTTCGCTAGCTAACTTTTCAGCTGTACTTTTGCTTAAATTTTGCAAGTCACCCATGGTGGCCAAAGCTGCACTGTTGATTTCTAGCGAGACGTTGTCCTGGTTATCAAATTTAAGACCAACATTAATTTGTAAATTGGTTGCCCCATCACCTGTATAAGCATTGATATACTGTGGCTGGTTTGCTTTTAGAACTGCAAACACTTTGTAATCACTACTATCTTTCAGTTTAGAGATAAGAAAAATGGAATTGAGTGTGTAGTCTGATTTAACATCATGACCATCAAACAGCAATTCCATCTTAGTAGTGGTTTTATCCGGAACGATATTATTAACTGTCCCTTCTTGGTTCTTAGCCGCTAGGGCCATAACATCAGCGTAGGTTACTGTACTTAACTGACTAGTGCTATATGCAGTCGATGACCCGATTGCTTTGACGAACTCGATTTTCTTATCTTGCTGACTAGACGCTTGTAACAAATTAATTCCTTCGTTAGTAACTAACGTAGTGAATTTATTAGACATTCAATCACCCCTCATTAACAATAATTGCACTCTGTGTTCCTAACACTACCTTGACTGTCGTATTAGTGTTATCAATGAATCTTATCTCTTGAACCCTAATCCCTGCAGCAACTGTCCCTTCAATCCGTTTTAATAAATACTGTTGCTTCCATGAGTCGCTAGCAAATTCCAGCGGAATATCTTTGATGATTACTGCTTGAGGTTCATTTTCTAACGGAATAACTTTAATGTTCCTGACATCGACGCCCAAAGAATTTCTGATAATCGTCAAAATTCCATTAACGGTTGCGTCACCTTTTCTACTAGCAACTTTAGATTTGAGCATGATTCGATAAAATTCATCGTCAGCTTGGCCACGTACTTCACCGATTTTTTGACCAATTTCATCTAGTAACTTACCAGAAGCATTATCAATATTGCGATAATACTCAATTTTTCTAAATAGGTTATAAATCACTGATAGATACTCTGAAAAGAAAGTTACTAATTTATTAATATTAGGATTGTAAATCGCATCTACTGAGCCGGGCATTTTCGCTATGAATTCCTTTAAAATATTCATCAGTTAATCACCAACCCATCATCTGCTAGTTCAGCTGTTTCAAATGTTTGTAGCTGGATATCTTCAGCTTTAACTGCTTCTAAGGAAAAACCAACTTTAATATCTGCTACGATAATTCCAGAAACTTCTGAATAAATCTGCTGATACAGCTTGGTATAATGCAATACATTCCCCATCCCTACGCTCTCAACGTAAGTCTTAACAAGATTAGCAATGCGCTTGTCACCGTCATTGGGATACATATCACCTTTTTCAAGATGAATCTTAACGTAAAGTTTGCGACTGTTTGGAATATCAAAGGCAATTGTATGCTTAATTCCTGCCATATCAACAACATCTACTTGCTGAGAACCAACTGTCTTAATTCCCGCTGCCACAGTTTCAAAAATAGCTTGAGCTATATCTTCCTTATAACCGCCATCGACGTAGATATGAAGTGACTTAGCTGGGGTATTAGTTGCACTATCATCTGCCATAGTGTCATTAGTAATGATTTTGACGGATTTTACTCCAGCAACTTTACCAACCCCGGCTAAAACACCGTTATAAGGACTGGCAGGAACAGATGAATTAGACAACGCAATTCTTTTTCTAAGGGCCTCATCTTTTTCGATATCAGAGCCACCATATACTTCCTCTAAGGTGGCATACATAACCGCTTCAACCAGAGTTACTTGCGTTAATCTAAAGATACCTGACTTGTTATATTTAGACCCCAAGTCGTTAGCATAGAGTAGGCGACTAGTTCCAAGGCCAACGTTGCCATTTTGCGCTTGAATTGTCCCATAACCTTCAATCGTCAAATCCTGCTTACCTAAGTCTTGTAAAATAATTTCTTCGGTTGTAACATACATCAACTCATCACTGGTCTTAAAAAGCGTTCCAACAGGCACTACATAGCCTGCTTGCCCCCAAATCTTGATTGTTCCAATTGCAACTTGGGCGGGTAATCTTGAGATACCAGCATTAGAAGCAAGCTGATCCAAGGTTGTTCCTTCAGCAGAATCGACAAACTGCGAATTATAAACAACTTCGGCGAGCTGATATAGCTTATCAAGAATGTAAGCCAGAATTCTGATTAAAATCCCACCAACTGACTTAGTGTTAGTTTGCGCATTGTCTCCAAACAGCTCGCGCCATTTGTTGCTTAACTGCGTTACCAACTCATCGTATGTAGGTCTGCTAAAACCATTGCCATCAATCACAACAAATCTACCTCCGTTCGAATACTTTGGCCTGTGTCTAAGGTTGCATCAAAGGTTAACTTTAAATTTCGATTTACTAACTCAATATCCGTCACCTCAGCGCTAACTACTCGTTCTTGCTGTTTAAGTGCTTGAACAACGTTATTAGCAATGTAATTTAAGTCCGGCTGTTTAACAAAAAGACCAGTCTGATTAAGTCCCATAGTCTCATCACCAAAGAACTCACCCTGCCTGGTCTTTAAAATTATTATCAACTCTTGTTTAATCTCATCTGCTTCATCAACTAACTGCAAATCTTGATTAGTAAATAGCAAATCGCCATCACTATCTAACATCAGGTCAATCATGTGAACACCTCCGTAATAATAGCGTCATTCAAATCGTGCATCCGCTTTGAACTGAGAGTAAAATCTTGATTACTCCCATCCCAATTAGCTAGTGCTCTGTCTAAAAACAAGACAGAAACGACGCTCCCAACACGAATAAACTGTTGTGACGCCTTACCAACTGGAACATTCATAAGCAAAGCTCGCTTGCTACCGCTATAGTTTAAAGCTAACGGCTGAACATTAGCCCTACTTTTATTTTCACTTAAAAAGACTACCCGTGCCAGTTGAGCAACGTGTAGATTTGCATTAATATTGCTAATTAGTTCTTTGACAAAGATCGTATCATTATTTCTAGTTGGCATTAGTTTTCAATCCCTTCAAACTTAGTCCGGGCCTGTTCTCCATCGAAACTATGCTCTCCATTGATTACATACATTCCGTGATTCAAGTACTTACTACGAACTTCCACTCTGGAAAAAGTAGTCAGGTGAAAATTTAAAATACTCTCACAAGAAAAACTCCAGCGCCCTAACCCGTCATCATCATCGCCATCTTGCCAATCGTCGTCGCGACTTTCAACAACCGGGCTACCGATTAGGCCAGTGTCAACATTTAGATTAAAAGTCTCTGCGTTTCTGCCAGCAAAAATAAAGCCCCAAGTTAATTTACCGCGTAAGTAAAAAAGACTAGTCTTAGTATCTTCTGCAATCTGCGAAAGAATTTCTAACGGGTGTCCTTCTGCCGTGTATTCTTCATCATATCGTTTATTGATATTAGTGTTCATAAGGTTCAAACTAATACCAGCCCTTCTAACCACTTCTCTGACGATTGTTTCAGCATATGTTCCCTTAGCAAAAGTGATGTTCAGTTTCGGTAATGTCGTATAGTCCGGCCCTTCTAGCACCCGTAAAGTGTAAGCTGTATCGGCCCCTTCTAGCGTTGGTGTTGATGTCCTAAAAATAGTCCCACTCATCAACAAACCGTTATCATCATGATAGCCTGCAAAGAGTTCTACCTTATCCCCACGCTGAATGCTATTAAAATGACCGGGGTTAATGTTGTATAGCACTATTTCCGTAATCTGCTTTTGAGTTTCTGTTGAAAATGGTACAGTAAAATGAATTTCAGTCGACTTATCAGCATTTTTATTATATTGATAAGTCAAAGTGCTATTTTTTGTATAGACTTTAACCATAATTTCGAAGCCATAATCGTAAGGCATTTAATCCACCACCGTATCTATATATAAGAAAACTGTCTGGCCGAATGTTTCTTTATTACAAACCGTCGTCCGGCCAGACTCATCAAGCGGAACTAAATCTACCGCAGGCAATCTTGAATCAACAAAATCAGCCCAAAGTCTTTTTCCATAGACTAACTTTTCCCCTAAAATAATCGGATTACCGTTAGCATCATATAAATCGGCCGTAAAGAAATCACCGACTTCGTTGTAATTAATTTGAATGCTACAGTCATAATTAGCAAAGTCCGTTTCAAACATCATTGGTAAAGTATCTAAATTCAAGTCATACTTATATCTTTTTGCCATCACTTAACCCTCGCTCTTGCACCAACTGGAATAAATCTATCCGGCCAATGATTCCAATTCCTAAGTGTTTGAATTGGTGTTCCGTATTGCCTCCACCAACCCCAATAAGTATTTCCAGGCCGAACGGTAACCCAGGTCTGAGGTGGGCTTGGCGGAGGTGTCGGTTTAACTGGTCCCACATGCTGAACTTTGACAAAACTCGTTGAAACGATGTGTGCTTCCTTAAGTTCTAATGTAACCCAAACCGCATTTTCAAAACCACCGTCACGATAAGATTTGCTTACTTTTTCGATGATAATGTCACGATGAGATATAGCCCCATTCCAAAAAATCCTGTCGCCGTTATATTGCCAAGCAACTAATTGATTCCACAAATTGTTAATCTCGTTATGATTTTTACCATAAAGCTTGCCTTCAACTTTCCAACCAATCGAAGCGCGTTGGGTATGATCAGTAACTAAGTTTCCTGATTGAACCGGGTATTGTGCAACTGTATTTTCGATTTCTTCGTCTTCACTTTCGGCTGAAATCGTAATAGTTTTCTTACCATCGGATAACGTGGCCATAATCCCACCTCCTATATTTATATTTCAGTTAGCGGAAACTGTTGCCGTAATTTTTCAGCAATCGTATTGGCAATCGTATTAGCCAAACTAGTTTGTGATGTATTCGAACTGCCACTATCAGCGTTAACAGTTACGTTAATCGAAAAATTATTAGTTACAGAAGTGTTTTTTGAGTTTGTAAATACTCCCTTTGAGCCAGGTGTCCCCGTGGCCAACTTTGGGAATTTAGGTAACTTCAAGTTAACAGCTTCAAACTTCTTCGTACCTTTTTCAAGCCGAGGGAACTTTTTCTTAGTTTCCTTAGCATTTAAGACCTGTGTCCCTTCTTCAAGTGGCACCAGCAAATTTCTTTGCTTAGGAAATAATCCAACTAAACCTTCCCTAGTCTTAAAGGCCTCTACATAATCTGCACCAGGGGCATCGTTAACTAGATAAACACCTTTCTTAGCTCCGCCATTAGCAGCCCATTGATTAGTCGTTGCTGCAGGAGTTCCTGTGGCTAATGCTGGAGCATTGAAACTTTGACTAGCTCCAGGTGTTCCCGTGGCCAACTTACCTTGCTTATGCACTGTAGCTGAAATTGTAACGTGCTTATTTTTTACTGCCGCAATCGCAGACGCTAATGATCTAACTGCACCAGTCCCAGATACTTTAGCACTAACACTCACATGTTTACCTTTCAGAGAATTGATTGCACTTCTTAAGTCTTTTACCTTACCTGTTCCGCTTACCTTAGCCGCAACGTTTACAGACTTAGCTTTTACTTTAGCGATAGCACTCTTTAACGATCTGACTTTACTTGTTCCAGACACCCTAGCACTAACTTTTACGTGCTTACCTTTTATTCTCTTAATGCTTGTGCTTAAAGATTTAACTTTGCCACTGCCGCTTGCTGTAGCTCTAACTCTTACCCGCTTATTTTTAAGCTTTTTAATAGAACTAGTAAGCTTTTTCACCTTATTAGCACCAGAAATAGATACACTAACTTTGGCTTTCTTAGTTTTAAGTTTCTTCATATTTTTCGAGAGTTTGCTAATCTTTTTCGCTCCCGAAACACTAACTGAAACCTTAACTTTTTTATTCTTAAGCTTCTTCATGTCCTTAGACATTTTAGCTATCTGTTTAGCATCTTTAGCAACACTAGCACTACCTTGTGCTTTTGATTTAGAGTAAGAAGAGGTTGCTTTCTTCTTACTTGAGTTATTAGTTGAACGTTTCTTACCTGAGCTACTTGCATTCTGCTTCTTTGGTGCTTTTGATGAATGCTTTTTATTGCTTGAACTCTTAGAACTAGAGCCATGCTTTCGACTTGCGGTACTATTAGCACCACTCGTGTTTTTCTTAGAAGAAGATTGCTTTTTACTTGCAGATTTTTTATTACTTCCTGTTTTAGCTGACTTATATTTTTCGCCAGTTTCTTTTTCGTACTTTGCAATTGCTTTCTTACGATTTTTAATCGCATTAGAAGCGGCTTTTTCAGCTTCTTTATAGTTCTTATCATTTTTGGCTATTGCTTTAGCGCTGCGGTCTTTTTGCTTCTTGCTTAAACCAGCAAATGCTGGGTTAGTGTCTAGCGACTTGCGTGCTTGCTCATAAGCTTTACTATATGCCTTTTCCGCTTTGCTCTTAGCTGAATTTACCTTTTTAGAAGCCGTTGCAATGTTTTTAGTATCTTGCTTTTTAACTTGCTTCTGCATCTGTTGCTGATACTTAACCATACCGGCAATATCGCCGGCAGCCATCGCATCTTGGTAATGCATAGCAGCAGTACGAGCTTTAGCGTTTGATTTAGTTGCAGCATTTAACGTTCTGTAGGCAGCTTTAGCTGACGTTTGTGGTTGCTGGTTAGCGTTTTTATATAAATCATTGTATGAGCTAGTGAAATTATCTTTCTCATACTGAGCTTGTGCTTTAGATTCCTGCTTCTGACTCCAAGTTTGCTTAGGTTTGCCACCCTTAGAGCCACCAAATTTACCGCCAAACCAAGAACCAAGTTTGCCACCTAAAAATCCACCGGCCATCCCACCGACGGTTGAACCAACCGCAGTTCCAACTGGTCCTAACAGCGAACCTAACGCACCACCAGCGGCCATTCCTAACGTTGACCCAACACCTGAACCGACTGCATTACCAACACCTTGATGTCTAGCTAAGCTACCCGCTTTAGTCGACCCTAAAACAGACATTACATCAATTCCTGTAAAGAGTGCATTCATTCCAGGCATGCCGTACTTACCAATCACACGTGTTCCGGCACCAATTCCACGGCCAACATAACTAGCACCACGGCCAATAGCTAACGCACCAAGCCCTACCTTAGAATTTAGAACTCTATCTCCTAATGTCCCGATTTTAACTAAGGAATTACCCTTTAGTTTAGTCCAGTTACGTTTAATGAAATTAGCGTTGCGTCCGACCCTAGTTTCTTGACCGTAGGTTAATAGTTCGTTACCACGATCAACCATTTGTCCAAAACGAGACGGCGGTAAAATAGTTTTCCCGTTGTGATACCGGCCCATTCGAGTTGTTGTACCAGGTACATAACTATCCGCAACGTAAGGATTAAATTCGTTACTAAAAGCACCTTTACCCGTAAACGGCTTTTTACCCTTACCACCGGGCGTAAATCCACCTGTGCCAGTACCGTTACCGCTCCCGTTAAATTTATTGGCAGCAGACATCATAGTATTAGCTGCACTTTGCATGGTATTAGCAGCAGACATTTCACGTTGTGGTTTAATACCAGTAATTTTACTGATAATTCCAGTTAGACCTTTACCGACTACTGGTATCTTAGAAGTTAGGCTCAATAATGGCTTAATTGCAGATTCTACACCTTTTCCAACAATTGGTATTTTAGATAAACCTCTTGCTGCAACTAAAAAGGCAGTTGCTTTACCAGCCATTGATGATAAAGTTTGCCCGATATTTTCGATTTTTCCCTGAGTACTTTTAGGAATTAGGCTGATGAACTTCTTACCCCAACCTTTAACTGTTTGATAAGCCTCACCAATCCCTTTACCTATGCTCTTCATTTCTTGAACAAAACTCTTGCCGTACGTTTGCAGATAAGGTTTAACTAAACTATATCCATCCTTAACAAAGTCGTATGCTTCGCGACCAACTTTACCAGCAGTTGTTATTACGCCAGCTGTCTTGTTAGCTACACCGCCAACAAAAGCATCAGTTTTCTTAGAGTTGTTAAACCAACCAGTTATCCTAGAGAAGAGTTTACCGTCCCCACCAAAGGCCTTATTTAAATTTTTCCCTAGCTCTGTTTCAAACTGACCGGTCATTCTAACTAGACCATTTTTAACTGAACGTCGAACACCTTGCAGGCTCTGATTCATCTTCTTAGAAGCGTCAGAAACCCCAGGAGCTAATCCCATCATGTGTAAGGCAGTTACCAAATCATCACCAGAGAAGTCTTTAATCCCGCCTTCTTTACCAGTCCGCTTCTTGTAAGCTTTCTGTAAATAATTATCAATGTTAGGGTTAAATTGCTTTAGTTGTTGCAAGCGTTCAGAAGTAAGCTTGTCTTGGTCTAAAGTTTTGGCAACAGACTGGATAAACCTACCCATTTCTTCGTCATTGAGCCCGCCCGAGTCTTGCAAGTTAAGCATATCTCTAGTAAGCTGAAGAGTCTTTTTCTTGTTCCCTGCAGTTGAAACCCCTGCCCCAGTTGCATAGAAGGCCAAAGCCGCATCGGAAACCTGCTTATAGTCATTACCAGCTTCTGTTGCTAAATTGCTAACATCTTTAACCATTCCTTTTGAGAAGGCATTAGCTTCTCTGTTAGAAATGTTTTTGCCTAGAAGTTTATTTACAGAACGAGCGTTAGAGGCCCATGACACAGCCGAAGCTTGCTGTTCGCTAATGTAATCTAACCCACTTCTAGCAAGGTTGCCAACTCCAGCACCTGCCGCCATAACAGCATTAGCTCCCAGTTGGCCAAGGGTGTACATCCCAAAAGCTTCTCTAACAGCTGATCTAAACTTACCTGGTTCTTTTTCCTTTTGCGCTGTTTGGAAAGTCGTCTGTTGCTGAGCTTGTTGCGCTTGCCTATTAGCATTTCTAGATGCTTCTAGTGCACTTTTTCTTGCCTTTGCTCCTTGTTGAGCTGCTGAAGCAGCTTCTTTCTCAGCAGAAGCGACTTTTTGTGCAGATGAAGCTAATTCTTGTTCGGCCTGGTTTGACCTAAGAATAGACTCCCTAATTTTGTTAGAAGTTGCGGTTGCTTTAGCTAGACCTTCAGACAATTTTAGTCCGGCTTTTTCACCATTGATATCCGCAACAGTCTTTAACCTTGCTTCAAGTTTAGTTGCTTGTTCAGTAGCTTTAACTAAGCCGCCTGATAATTTAATAGTCGCATTATTAAATTTTAAATCAGATAGACCTTTTAAAGACTTTTCAGCTTTTTTAGCGTTCTCCGCAACTTCTCGCAAGCTATTAGCTAATCCTGTGAGGCCAGTGCTTGAGACAGCCGGCCGATTAAGACTCTCAAGTAATGATTTGGCTTTCTCGAGCTCCGCAAGACCAGATACTTGAATCTTTGCGCTAATTGTCGTTTCATTAGCCATCTACACTCACACCTCCTAGCAGCTGCTGCTTCTTTTTGGCAACTTCATTTAAAATCTGAATCTGAACCGCGTTTGCTTTATCCATTTCTTTGCGAGTACTAACCCCCATCACAACTGGAAACCAGTACCACCAGTCATCTTCCACTTGACGTTGAATTTTCCAATCAGATTTAGTCTGACATCTTCTCTCCAAGAAAGGAATCGATTGCTTGATAAAGTTCTTCAGCACCTGGAAGCTCATCAAACTTATCTAACGTCAAATTTCTAGGTTCAACAACTACATTTTTAAAATATTCATCCATCAACACAGCTTTAGAAATAATCCCGTTAGCCATAGTTGCGTTGTCTAGCATTTCATAGGCTTTAACCATTCCAGGAAACTGCAAAGTATACTTGTATTCATAGCCGTTTTTGTCCCTGTAGGTAAAGGTCTCATTCCCGGATAAACGGTCAATTTTTGCTGGTACTACCTTCTTAGTTGTTGTCTTTTTTGTTTCAGTCATAATATAATTTCCTCCTAATTTTTAGACTAAAAACGACCAAGGGAGTCGAACCCTTAGTCGCTAATTTCTATAATACTTCCATGTGCATATCGAAGACTTCGATGGTGTACGTCCTCTTTGGTGTTTCCTTACCGAATGCCGCGTCGGCTTGCTTAGTAATCATTGCTTGAGCACCGGTGATTTTTTCAATCGGTGTAGAAATGACGATTGGGAAAACCTTATTGGAGTTAGCTAATGAGTTTAAGAACTTGTGGTCAGGGGAAGTTCCAGATAAGTTAACTGTGACTTGCCCTAAGCGGTTATTGTTAACAGCTACAGAAGCATTGCCTTGCGCATCAACAGAAGTTTGCACTCGGTCTTCTTTCATAGTCGCAGTAACCATATCCCCTTCTTGGAAAGTACTGATAATTCGATTATCAACTGATAAATGCACTTCTTTTGCATCATAAACCTTAGTGTCAGCCATCTACCTTACCTCCTATAAGTTAATTTGTCCTGAAACCGTTACGGAATGAATTGCTCCGGCACGAGTATAGCTAAATGACAAACCTGTGTAGTGACGACTTGAGATATCCGCAGTTGCTGAGTCTTCACGCGAAGCAGTCGTCACGGTAAACTTACCCATCCCAGTTTCAGTATTTTCGATAATAATTCCATTCCGGGTTGCTTGACTAAGCACATTAGTTACAACGGCGTCAATTTGCGCAATCCCAGTTGCATCAAAGGTCAACTTCTTAGAAGATGAGAGTAACTTCTGCAACTCTGTTTCAATTGAAGCCTTAACCCAGTCATCACCGTGTAAAGCATCGATAAATTCACCGCCAATAGTCTTGCCTTCAGAAGTTTGATTTGCTCCAGCCTTGGTTACATAAGTGAGGATATTAGCAGCGTGTAATTTTTCAATTTGAGTAACATTAAGACCAACAGGCTTAACCCCACCCATTTTGCGGAATTTCCAAGTGACAGATCCTACGACTTCATTGGCAACAGCGCCAATCAATGCACCGACGCCATAAAAAGCTTGTGATTGTGTATCACCATTAGCAAAGACAATCGTCCGCCGTGAGTTACCCAGGTTGCTCCGGATTTCTTCAGCTTTAGTAACCGTTGTATCAGTAGCAGGATATGCTGTCACTGCAAACCGCTCATCTTTACCGTTAATGTAATTAGATAGTGCTGCAATTTCTTCATCAGGGTTAGAGCCGTCCGCCCCAACTACCGTTGCAAATTCCCAGCCCTCACCGTAAAATGTTTCAGCCGCACTATCTAATTTGTCATAAGTAATGATGAAGAGTTTATCCCCATGATCACCTTGAGCAAAATAACCACTTGCAACTTGATTAATTGCATCATTATCAGAGTGCACCGAAATAACATCATCGTATGAAGAAAAAGTTTCAACCTTAGCAGACTCACCCTTCACAAAAATTGCCAGATTACCCATATTAACGGGAACTGAAGGCTGTTCAACGTTTAGTTTAACTGTAACGTCTGATAAATTCTTAGCCATTATTATCTTCCTCCTAAGTTAATCGTTTCAATTGTGCCTACATCGTCAATTCTCGGTTCAATTAACCTCAAACGGGCATCAAATCCATACATGTAGGCATAGTTATTGGTTTCTTCAACATATCTCCCTTGGGTGGCCATCATCTCCACAAGGGTTATCTCGTTTTTCTTAAAAATATCTCGAGAGCTAGTCAATTTAAACAAAGACCTGGCTTGATTGCAGAGGTTTAATGCCTCTAACTTAGACTTAGCGTAAATAGTAAAAGATACTACCGCCTCAAAAACACTATCATCTTCTAGAAAATTATTCGGAATTTTAGGACTAATAATATCTAAGGCCACAAATGGCGGAGTTGGCGGTTTGCCATTTCCATTTAAGTCAATCAATGTTAAACCAAGCTTAGACTTTAATAAGCGACTAAATACCCTGTAAAGCATGGTGTAATCATAACTTGTTAATTCCATTATCATTAACCTCACTTTGTAGATAATATAAGGTCACGTTCGAATAGTCTGTTAAGTCTTGAATGTTTGCTACCTTGTATTTAGTAGCTTTATGTTCAACGATTGTTCCTAAAGGATAAGCCTGAGCAGAAATCCAAACGGCATTATACTGCTCAATGTGACCCGTTTCACGTAAAATATCGACTAGACTATAGACACCAATCCGGTCGTTAGGCACAAATGGTTCATAGAAGGTTTTACGTTCACCTTCTGCATCTTCCACCCACTGCCCGTCTATCCATCGGCCTTGCGCTTCTGAAATAACGGTAACTTCAGATTTAAAAGTATCTAAAACCGAGGTCATATCTAAGTAAAAAGCCATTACTTCTGCCTCCAATCAATCGAGCCATACATATCACCAGTATCTAACAGCGGCTTAGCATGTCCTTTTTTAGCAACAGTTACAGGGGCTAGTGGTGCAAAATTACCGGCGGCAATTGACCTTTTGATACTTTGGACCATAAACGGACCTAAAGCACTCGGAACAGTTGCAAGTGAAGCGCCATTCATTACACCAGCGACAAAAGGCGCCACGTAACTAGCAAAGCGGGCTTCATTTTCATATAAAGCCGTACGTAAAAAAGGACGGGCAGGAATACCTCTACTCGTCCCATATTCATTCCACATTGCTTTTTTAGCAGCAAAGCCACCAAACAGCCCCGCCTCAACTTCTGTTCCATCTAAGACTTTAAGGTCGGCAATCATTCTGCCTAAATTTGCATCCCCAGTGACTTCTGTTATAACTGAAATCTCCATGCAATCACCCCTAAAGAAATTGAACTACATTCTTTTTGAGAGCCCTCTGCAAACGCTGATACTCTAGCAAGTAATCATCCACCCCTGCACGGTCAAAGTACTCAATTGAAAGAACCGAAGCTTGTTGCTTAGAGACATTAGTATTTGTAGCACTAACTACATTACAGAAATGTGCTGTTAGGTAAGTAGCTCCCATCTCAACATTTGCTTCTGTAAATCCTTCAGATAGTGCCTGAGTGATTGCGTTCTTGGCAAAAATCGTTAGCATTTCATCATCTAAGCCGGTAATAGTCGTTTTTAAATTTGGCATTAATGTCAGTCTTTGCTTAACTGCCGTTACAATTCTCTCAATATCCATGTTTAATATACCAATCAGCGTTATTTGGCGTGTAGGTAGGGACGATGGCGCGGCCAGGCTTAACTTGGTCTCTCCTACCAAAACTAATTCGATTGCATGTCAGCAACCAATCCAGTGGAACATGAAAGTGGTTAGCAACCTGCCACATCTCATCTCCTGCTTGCCAGATGTATGGTTCTAGCGTGCTTGGGGTTGGATAAGGTGGCTGCCAACGTGCCTTTTTCCATTCACCAAAAAACTTATACATCACAGTCCCTTGAACATTACCAAATAAGTCTTTGTGTGGTGGCTCTGCGGGTTGTGTGGGTTCTTCTACGGCGGGGGCCGAACTTTCACTTACAACATTAAGAGTATCTGACATACTCTCACTAGTCGAAGCTGATTGACTAGCACTCTGAGAAAGTGAAGCCGATTCACTCACAGACGTACTAACACTTTGACTAGCGCTTGTTGATGCAGATTCACTTGCACTTGTGGATGCACTCTCACTTGTCGATACACTTGCGCTTTGACTTACACTCATTGAAGCCGACTCACTCCGACTAACCGAGGTTTCCTTTTCTTCTTCATCCATCTGTATGCACCTCCTTGATGATGATTAGTAGCGCCTACTTACCTGTGTAATGCGCAGTATCAAGAATATAAACAGAGTCGATTTGTTCAAATGATGGAATGAAGCTTTGAGTAACTTTAGTTTCCTTAGTTACAGGGTCTACCTTAGTTGAGGTTGTCACAGTAACACCAGTATCAACAATTGACACGTCAGCTGCACCACTCAATGCTAAGTCAGTTTCTTCTGGAGTTGATGTAAAGACCGTGCGTCCTAATTCGCCAACTGGAATGAAGACTACCATACCATCAGGAATGAACTTTTCAAATGTGCCGGTAGCTAAGTTTTGATAACCCTTATCATAGACTTGAACTTGCACACCTAATTCACCTTGTAAGTAATCTAAAAGTGCGCTCTTAGGCAAAGAAACCGCTGCTGTGTTGGCGTTATTTGCTAACAAGGTTGATTTTACCGTTTCGTTTGCTTGAAGAGTGCGGAAGGTAGTGCGGTTCATAATCGCCCGTTCAATTGTAATTCCAGTATCCGTCCCAATCGTGTAAATTGCTTGGTCAATATCAGCGAATGGATCTGACCCGCTTTGTCCCCAGTTATTACCACGAGCTTTGGCTTGGTGTCCAGTTGCCATCTTGTAATCTTCAGTTACAGTTAAGCCGTTGCCTTGAACACTGAATCTACCTGTTGTTAATAATTGCATCCGCACAATTTCACGTTGTAACGCTGCACCTCGAAGTAATTCAGAAGAGTCATCAAAGATACGTTCCATCACGATTTGACGCCGAGTAGTGTCATTTGACCCTTGTAGGTTTGACAATTCACGACGTAAGTTTTCGTCAATGTACTTTGCTTCTTTGAAGAACTTAGCTTCAGCTTGCACTTTAGCAAAACCTTGCCGGTCACGAACAATAGCTTGAGCATCTAATGAGCTAGGTGCTAGTGGTCGTGGTGATTGCGTCATACCCTTATAAAATTCAACTAAGCTATTAGTTTGCTTAGTATTTGGAAAAAGAATTTCACCCAAGTAGGGCGCTTCTTGTTGTTGACGAGTTTGCCAGTAAGCTGCAATGTTAGTACTAGTTAATCCGTCAAACATTGAAATATTTTGTCCAGTCATTGTTTCCCCTCCTAGTTACGCTTGAAAAATACTACATCTGGCATAGCTTTCTTAGCTTCTTCAGTGATTGTTACTCCAGCAGGAAGACGTTTTTCATTGATATATCCGTGAATAATCATCGTGCCACTAGCAGTTCCATCAGTGACATCTACCTCATGTTCTAGAACACCTTGAGCGGTACCGTCAGTTACAACAGACAAGACTGCCTTTTCATCTTGTAATGCTGACGTTTCGCCGCCAACTGTTGTTCCTGCTGGAATAATCTTGCGTCCAAACGAATTTGCTTGAACGCCAGTATCATTAACTGTCACACTTAAAGCGACTTTTCCTTGGACAATTCCTAAGATTTGCTTAGTAGCGCCAAGTTGTTGAATTTGTGCCATCTCTAAAACCTCCTAAATTTAGTTGTTGAAATATGGATTTCTGCGACTGGCTTGAGCATTATGTGCTTCTGCAAGTTGCTTACCTAGATTTGCTTTTGTTTGTGGATTTTTACCACCGCGAATTTGGTTGTGACCTTCGAGATATTCACGCTTAACTTCTTCTCTAATAGCTTTTCCATAGCGAACTAAGGCGTCAATATTGCTCTTAGTTGAATCGGCTTGATCAGTTGTAACTAACTCAATAATTCCATCTGTAATAGGCATTGCAGCTTCATTAAGAAGATTTCTAGAAGTATTTTGCATCTCAAAACGTTCAAGCTTAGCTTTATATTCAGCCGCTAGTTTCTCAGCTTCTTCTTGTTGCAATTTAGCTTTTTCTAAATCATTCATGCCAGCTAATTTTTTGGCCTGTTGCTGCTTAGCTTCAAGTTGTGACTGCCACTTAGCAAACTTCTCATTGATAATCCGGTTAAGGTCATCATCTGTATACTTTTTTTCAGCTTCACTGCCTTTTGCATCTTCTTTTTCTTGTAGATTTACCGAAGTTTTATCACCGTCACCATCTTGATTTTGTGATTGGCCATTACCACCTTCATCATTATCGATAGGAGCGGCAAAAAACATTAAAAATCTGCTAAATCTACTTAAACCTTCAACTTTCATGGTCTTACCTCCAGTATCTTTTTACGTGGATAAATGCTTGCACGTTATATTTTCCATGGCTTTTAAAGACATCAATGCTTGGTCCTAATCCCATAGCTTTTAACGACATCCATGCCTGGTCAAATTTATAAATTTACTATTCAAACACTAAAAATGCGTACAAAAAAAGCGCTAATCTAACCGACTAACGCTTGGTATAATAAAACTAAAACGACTGGAGAAACATCATGCTAACATATTTCTATTCTGTTTTAGTACTTGTCATTCTTTTATTTAACCCCTTCATAGTCCCACCTTCAAAAAGAAAGACACTCCTTACGAGTGCCTACCTAATCAACGGCAACCAATCCTTAGCTTCCTTAAGAGTATTGTATGCCTTTCTTATCAAGCTATTTTCTTCTAAATACTGAATACCTGTACTAGTGATATACCAGCTTCTAGGATGATTAATCTGACTCATCTCCGGTGGTATCACGTCTAAAAGCTCAATTCCTTTGACATAGCCATCATCTTTCAACATTTTTAACGTCTGATAAAACTGCCTGTCTGAAATTCCCAACATATTGGCATTAAGAGAATCAATGCTAGGTTCTAGCCCATTTTCATAACAATCGTTCAGATATTTTAAAATTTTAGTTGCTACTTTTGCATAACTAGCCATTAATTAATCTCACGCCCCTCAGCATAAGCTTTTTTTGCCTCTGCTAATGTCATATGATTAGGGCCACCGTCAATATTTGTTTCGCCGGTATTTTGCCAACCACATTTATCACAAATATCATATACTGCAGTTAAAGTACCGCAAACAGGACAGTGTACAAATTCACTACCATCAATTATCACCAAATTCTCTTTGCCAGTCCGTTTCATAATACTTACTCCCTTCTATTGGTCTTAATAATGTCGTTATAGTCTTTTTATTATTATCACCTAGTACAAACATATTATTTTTCTTATCATAACGCACCCGCCTAAACTCAGTTTCATATCCTAAAATACTTTCTGACACAGGTTGCGATAATAAATCTGCTGCCATCTCCTGATACTGCTCTTTAGTGAGTTCTTCTTCAAATTCTTTAGCATGCTTCTTAAAATGACCATTAAAAGATTTTTGTGTTGGAAATTTAGCTTGTTTCCAAATGAATCTATCTCTTAATTCCTTGTATTTTTCAACATCATTATACTTCATTACTTGGAACTTTTCTAATGATTTAGGTGTCATCTCTTTGCCTAGTACGGATAAAATTTCTTCATACTCTTTAGTGTCTTCTTCACTTATTTCTTTGGATGTTTTTGCTGTATCTTTCTCATCACTTTTACCAATGTTAGACTCGGCACCAGCAACCACTCCCGCAATAAAAGCCTTATCTTTAGTCGTTAGGCTATCTTGTGGGCCTTTTGAAGGAACTTTAGCACATCGGCAGTTAGGATGTGAGTCAACTACTAGCTTGGGGGCATCTTCAACCCGATAAGGATTGCCTAGCTGAATACCGACACAGATTTTACAAGCCCCAGGTTCTGTTATCCAATCAACCCACTTAATCTTATTTTTTATGTAGGTTTCCGTATCAAGCTCATCAATCATCTTAGCGGACTCACTACGAATAAGGCGGTCAATTTTAGATTGCGTTTGATACATGCGGTCAGCTATATTACTTACTGGGTTTGCTTTGACTTGCTGGGTTAGAAATGCTCTTAACTCATCTAGACCTTTTCCAGTTTGATAAGCGCGGAACAGTTGCCCTCTGACTTCATCAAGGACACGGTCACCCTCTAGCCAGATATTACTAGATAAAGCTGGTAGAACTTGCTTGTTCTTATCTGTTCTCTTGGTAGCCAAAGTGTTCGAACGTAAAAAACGCCTCTCATCAACTGCTATTTGTTTAGCTTTTGATTGAGTGCGTTGAATGCTTTTATCTAACCAGGCGATGATGCCCAGTCCTGCAATAGCTGAGATTAAATTACCTAGATTTAAACCGGCTGTATTACCTAAGATTTTTGCTCGTTGCTTACTTTCAGGCAACCAACCGGAAACATCTAACTCATCAATAGCTTCTTTCCATTGCCGCTTATCCCATTGACTAATATTTTGTGTAACTTGAGAAATAGATAGGCCGTCTTCTTCTGCATAGTGCAGATAAAATGCTTCTAGGTGACTTTTAATATAAGCTAACGCTTGATCATAATAAGCATCCAGTTCTTTTCTTAAATCTAAATCACCTTGCTGGAGCTCAACTATTCTTTGCTCCATCTCCTGCTTGGTTAGAACCATTATCGGCACCTCCGATAGCATTTTGGATTAAGTTCGATACGCCAGTGGCATTTACATTTTGCTCTGCTCTCAATTCCTCTAAAGCTTTGTCCGGGTCTGTAATAAATGAAAGCTGACCAAGTAGAATCTTAGTGGGAACTTTACCGTAAAGCTGACTCACTAACTGCGCTTCCTCTGTGACATTATGTGGAATAGTCTGAGTAAATTTAATTTTTAGTTCAGAAACATCAAGCCCCATATCCTTAGCATTTGATACTCCGGTTATTATCTGCCGCAAAGCCTTGCGGAACTTCAAAGCTTTAACTTTAGCCATATCGGACATGGCTTGGAACTTCATTTGTAAGGCCACTCCAGAAATGTTGCCACTGAAACTATCATCATTTAGATTGACCACATTAGATATTTGATACATGGCGTCTAACAAACGATTAAGTAGGTGTTCTTGAGTGTCATCAGCACTTGGTTTAACCATGAAGTTAGCGTCCGCATTACCGCCACCTTCGTTGGCCACATTGATAACTCTGTCATCTCGAATCTTAGCAATATCATTCTTTTCTACTACGGCCCCTGTAATTTTAAGGTAGGCGTCAGCGAAATAATCAACGTCATTTGACTTGGCACTTAGTGCGTTGTCATAGGCATCCACCAAAGTAAAAACATCATCGCAAAGTCCTATACGTTCTTCATTTTCAGGGGCCTCAATTAAAGGAACAATCCCGTAAGGATGAGTAAAACCTTGGCCACCGTTTAAATAGCCATTTTTGGCAGTGGTCTCGTTGTACACGTAATATCCTTTAGAATCATATAACGTAATCTCTAAGCGATTATGGGTATCCTTTCGGTAAATAACCCCATAACGAACCTTCTGCTTAAAAGTAGCGTCATAAATCAAGAAGGAGTGCGTCGGACTTTGTGGAGCAACTAAAGTCTGATACCTGCCGTTTTTGTCTTCTTCGCTATCCTGGAAAAGCAAATAGTAGGCTTGACCATATTCAGAAGCCATCTTGGCCACCTCAGCAGTCACGTCATCAAAATCAATTTGTTTCATCCAGGCAGCTATTTTCTTGTCTGCTTCTTTATCGTCACTATCAATCTTAACCGGGGTACCAACAAAAAAACCGTTAAATGAATTAACTGCCTTTCTCGGGAAGTTAAACATTAAACGGTTGTCCGGTTTATAACTTTCTTTTGCTGCCTTTTCTAAAATTGGGTGTTGTCCTGTGTAATAGGCATGCTTCTTTTTATACTCTGCACTCAGTCGCTCCCTGTGTACGTTAACAACTGTCAACAGGTCGCCTGCAGTAATATCATCATCCCCTTCGATTAAAAAGAGGTTATTGTCAGTTATTCTAATTTTATTGGTGATTATACCCGATAACCCTAATGATGTATCTAAAGCCATTTGTTACCTCCTAAAATCCTTTAAAGGTTCTGATAATTGATGGTTTGTGATTCTTAGTATAGATAGCGTATCTGATAGCATCCAGTACGTGGTCATTGTCTTTAACCGGCATCCCACTTTTAGCGTCCCAAACATATTCGTAAATTTCACTTAGAAACTCTTGAATACCGGCTTTTCTTACAAAGAACCTCTTTTCTTTAATTCTCTTTGCAACCTCTTCGATGCCAGACAAGACAGATTTATTTGCATTGATACACCGAAGCCCTTCACGATTAAATCTAGCAACGTGTTCAGGTCTAGCCGAATCAGCATAAAATCTAATTCTGCCATACTTAGCACAAACTTTTTTAGCAACATCTACCCAGTAATCAATTTCTTTATACTGGGCTGTGTGCTCTTCTAGCAAGTATGTCTTATTTTCAATATCCGCTAAAACTACTAATGAACCTTGGTGTTCATATCCCCAGTCAATACCTGCATAAATCTCTGCATTAGGTGAAACTTTTATATCGTCTAACAACATAGTGCGTTCATCGAAGTCTCTATACACGGCCCCTTCTCCCGCAACCCAAAGGCCTAAAATAGCACGATCATAAAACATTCCACTCGGAGTTGTAGCCTTCAAAGAGTTGACATACCGCTCACTAAGAAAAGGATTATCATCAACTGAATAATGAAAACTAATAATTTCTTTGGAGTTATTAGGGTTATCTATGTACTTCTTCTTCAGCCAGTGAGTGGGGACGTCTGGGTTTGTATCACATAAAACCCGCCCTTTGCCTTCCGAGCAACGTTTACGAATTTCATCAAAAACTTCTTCATTAGCTAATGACGCTTCGTTAATGTATGCCCCAAAAGCTGACATACCTCTAATACCTGCTAAACCTCCGATAGACCCTGTGTAAGCTTGAACTACAGTTACACCGAATAACTCAAAATTTCCCCACTTATCGAACTTAAAATTAATACCATAAGTATCAGAAAGAGGATTCAGCACGTTATTAGCGATTGTTCTTGATGAGACTCCACCTAAAATATATAAGGGGTGCTCTTTGCCGACTTTTTTAGCAATGTTGGCAACTTCTCTAAGCTGATATAAGAAGATAAGGTTATCAATAACCGTTTTTCCCGCACGCACCCCACCGTGATTAATAAGCAACGTCCACTCTTGATTAGTCAACGCTTCTTTAAGCACGCTTTGTTGTTTCGGAGTTAGTATCTTGTTTAGCTTGCTCATCTTCCAAACCCTCCACTAATAAATCAAGGTATCTATCAACTTCATAAGTACGCTTATCCCAATCGCCATTCATTGCATCCATCTTAGCCTTAGCAGCTTTAATTGCCACCTTAAGGTTTTGGATACTCAAACCAGCTTTCTCTTTTTCACCCAGAGCAAAGAACTTAAGCAACCAATCTAATGCCCTATTTTGGTCTTGCAGTTCAAGCTGAACACCATCTTTTTTACTAACACGGATAGACTTAATCAATGATGTATCCATTTTGTCAATATCTTTCAAGTGAACATAATCCTTAGTATAGGTTTTCTGCTCGCCAGTTTCGTAATCTATGACAGGATTGCCCTCATCATCAAAAACTGTATGTGTTTCAGAACCAAAATCTAAGTAATCAGCAATATCAGAGAATGCTATTTTAATCTGCTTAGCTAACAAATCTTCGGTTTCTAATTCTATCTCTTGAGAACGTCTCTTTTTCAACGCAGTAATATAACTTCTTATGCCATCATTTGCCATCATTCTATAAGCTAATGAATGCGCAGTATCATAAGAAACATCGTAGGCTTTAATGTACGATTGAATTGCATTGAAACTCTTGACGTAGTAGGCACAAAAGAGTTTTTGCTTGTCAGTTAACCCTTCGGCTTTTTCATCAGAAAGGGGTGCAACCTTTTCAATTTTTGGGTGCAACTTTTTTCTTTTGGGTGCACCCCTTTTATCCTTGATTGCATTCCTTTGCCATTTACCTCTACTACGCCAGGATTTGACGGTATTGATGGATATGTCATACTTGGCTGCGATGTCCTTGTACTTCATGCCGGCTTCATAATCTAACCGGACTTGTTTTTTCTTATCCATTTCAATACCATCACCTCCGTTTAAAATTAAAAAAACGCCGATTTTAAAAAAACAGCTATCTTTATAAAATAAAAAGCCAGCCTAACAGACTGACTTTGACGTTAATCGCAAGCATTTGGAATTGCACCACCGAGTTTTCTAACCGAGTGCGCGCGATCAATTTGCACTCGGGAGGACTAACCTCTGCCTGCATACAGCAGCGATGTTAAGGGACATCACTTAAACCCACACGTATCATGACGTGTACACATTATGCTCCTTCATTCTCAAAGGAGAGACATCATTCATGGCAAAATGATCTCATTATGAAAAACCAACATCTTTTGTGCCCATCAGCACATTAACATAATAGCATGTAAAACGTTCACTTGGTCTACACTGTTTCTACACTCGTTCTACACTTTTTCGCTAAATTAAACTTTTGTTCCGTTTACGTATATAAAAAAAGACGATATACTGAAGTTGTGTCTATCAGTATATCGTCTTGTTCCTAGTCGTTCCCTAGGAACTTTTTTATTTAAAAATCAAGATAATTCCTCGCCAACAGCCCCACCCCAGTCATACTCCAAATTTTCTCTATCACTAAAGTAGCTCTCGGTATCGAAATCTTCAAATGCTTCTTCTAGACTTTCCATTACAATCGTCTCCTAAACCCCTGCTAATTGCTTTAATGCTTCTGTTGTAACTCTTGAAACGTTGATATTATTTTCTTTAGCCCAGTTATTTAAGCCTTCTGGAATCGTAATATTTTTACGAACAGTTTTTCCATAATCATTAAGCCATTTCGTCATATTGACTGAGACCCACATAATACGCTGATTATCTTCAAGCTTCCAATTTGAAGGGTCCTGCACTTCTGGATATTCAACATCATCAGAAATCATAGTGGCTATTGCATCCTCAGCATGTACTATTGCATCTTGAATTGTTTCACCATCTGTTACCATGCCTTCGATATTAGGTGATTCTACACCAAAATAGTGCCCCGATTCATCATTACATTCTGTTACTATTACTGGATATACTAAAATATTTTCTTTCATAATATTTTTCGATATGCCAAAGCAAGCTATTGGTTTAGCTTGCTCTAAAGGTTATTTTACACCAGTTTGTTTGAAGATTTTATCTTGGGTATAAGGTGTGAGTTCTTTGCTGTGCATCGGAACTTCTGTCATTCGCCCGTCCGGATGAACGAATTTTCTATGACCACCTTTTTTAGGAACTTCAACAAAACCAGCTTTTATTAATTTGCGAATCATCTTCGCAGCTTTCATTGGCATATCATAACCTCCTAACACATTTTATTATACGCACTTTTATACACATAGTCAATGGATAGCTAATAAAAAAGCAACTTTTTCAAGCTGCTTTTACTTAACATATACATGCAAGTCAGGACAATTAACCTTCATCTCTAAACCGTCAGCAAACTCGTTTAACGCACGCTTTTTAACTTGGTAGTATCGTGTGTTTTCAAAGTGAAGCTTCGCCATTGCATCAACTGCTGAAATTCTACCAAATACATTATCTAAGACGACTTTTAATTCAAACGAACCTTTATCGTAAGTTTGATTAACTCCATCGACAATCGATTTAGCATACAAATATTTCACTAGTTTCTCTTCATTGCTATTGCCAGCACTTCCACCAGGCATGCCGCTTAAACTTGGACTTTGTAGATGATCTGGACTTGCTTGCTGACACATCTTATATAGTCGTGGATAATACTGCCTATCCGTTAGGAATTGCGACACGTTATCGGCCGTTCTATCATAATCTATAATCTTCATTCCGGGTATTGTTAATTCTTCCAAGCCCAGCACGCTCCCTTTATGATATAATGAATTGTTGATATATTTGGGAACATGCCGAGGCTGACGGGCCTTGGCTTTTTTCTAAGCTTCTACACTTACTTTTCTAACTTCTAACTCTGCCAACCGCTCAGCCTCTTCCCAGCTCGTAGCTTTAACTAGTAAGTTGGTCCAAACACCGTTAAGCTCAACGTAAACTAAGTAATCTTTCACTTTCTCTTTCCTCTCCAAAATTTGTAATAGGCCCAGCAACCCAAGCCGATTATCGCAACAATAACTGCTAAAGCGTCTTTAAACATTTCAAACATAATCCGTAACGTCACATATTCGTCAATCATCTCTTACACCCCAATTCGATTTTCCTTGTGTACTTTCTTTTATGCGTTCTTCTCAAGCCTTTAGAACGCTTTTTACGGCTAGTCTTACGATTCAACTCGGCTATGATTTTTAGCTCGTAACTGCAGCTTACTAGGCCGTAATCCTTATCAATTTTCATCAAATCAACTCACTATACTCATAGTCAATGTTGTTTCTCACTTGAGTTTCAATTTTCTTGGTAGTTCCTAGCACGCCTACTTTGAAATCATTCTTACGGAGTACTACAACCTCAACTGGCACATGATATCTCTGAGCAACTAGTTTGAATTTTAGTTGACTCTTGTCATCTATCGCATAACTGTTAAAGCCGTTCTTAACGTCATAGACGTGTTTTATCCGGCCACCCTCCAAGACTACGAAGTCAGCTTTATAACTCACAGAGCGCACGTTATGCGAGCCCAGCGGGAATTTATCGACTAGCACTAGGTTCTTTTGTACTTCAAACTCATAACCGCTGTTTTTGATATAACGCAGATAGAAGTCCAACTCCTTTTGTGAGTCAAACTTGCAACCATCCACGACTGATTTCTTGCCAAAGTGGCTAGCGCTCGTTACCTTCCGCCTTGCTGTCATCTGCAGAGCCTACCTTTCTTCTAAACAAGTTCTTATAAGCTACTGGAATGTCTAAAATGATCTTATTGGCTTCCTCGCCAGTTGCTTTTGATATGCTTTTTATTGCAACTGCTAACAACATCAGCGCATCATAGTAATCTCCATTGAGGTCACATTTAAACTTGTTCTCTTTGTTTTTAGTCCTATAGCTTGCGACAAGTCGTGCATTGCTCATTTCGAGTCTGAAAAAATCAACTATTCTCTCAGCAACAAACACAGCCAGCGACCAAAGTAGCGTTAGAATTACAATCAGGCCAAAAATGATGAACACTTCTTTCAATGAGACTCCCAATGCTGCCTTAGCTCCAGAATTCCCGTGTAGAATCAGACTTGCAACAGCGGCCGTTGTAATTAACGAATAGCATTGTAATAGCGTATTAAACTTATCTTTCATCGCTTGCCTCCTTGTATTCTTTTTCAACTAATATAACCGCCTTTTGCGCTTTGACACTTGTCCTTGCTATCCAATCTAATAAATCATCAAAGGCATTGCGCTTGTCAACGCCTTCTTTTTGTACCATGTAGGATAAGTTTAAAGCCTTATCTTGCATTCGCACTATAGCTAGCGTTGTAATTTGCAGCTGTTTCTTTAACTTCTCTTCGTTAGTCATCGTATTTCACCTCTTCTAAGCAATGGTCGAAATCAATTCCTCTAAAGCGACCGTCATGCCTCATCTTTTTAATTTCCAATTCATCAAAGATAGTTTGAGTATCATCTCGTTCTTCTAAATCGCCAAGGAAAATGTTATCTGATTGTACATTCAAGTAACCATTATTCCCCGGTAACACATGAACATAATTTAGCTTTTGCTCAACAATGAATTCACGGGCTGTAATTGCACTAATTATTTTTAACTTGCTTAAAACATGAAGAGTTCCGGCATGTAATATCTGCTTCATAAGCTCTACAGTTGCTTCGTCATATTCATAATTTATTCCTGAAGAAATGCTATTAAGATATTGATACTCACTAGGGCTCAACTTGTAATATGTTTCCTCAATAGTCTTTTTTGAAACCTTGCATTCTATAAGCTTTCCATATAAAACTGCATAATACTTAATCATTGTTACCCCTCCACTTTTTCATACGTTTCTTTAAAAATTTCTGCATCGAAATCCGCTGTATCAATCTTCTTCATCTTCCGTCTCCTTACATTCAATCTCTTGATATTCCTTCTCTATAAAGTCGACCGCTTCTCGCGCTCTTCTTTCTGTTTTGATTACCCATTCCTTGAGATCGTTAAAAGCGTAACGCATATCTATCTCTTCGTCTTTGAGCAACTCAATCAAGTTTAAAGTGCGTCCCTTTATCATCTCCAAGGCGTGCATTTCCATGCGTAACTGTCTCTTTAGTTTTATTTCAGTACTTGAATTTGAGTTAACATCATATAAATCGCCAAGGAACTTACTTAGTCTATTATTCTCGGTTTCAATTTGCTCATAGACATCTGACGGTGATGCTATAATTCGATGACGTCTAACTTCAATTTCATTGTTTACTTCGTCTAAAGCTCCTTCAAAATCAATATCGCCAGTTTCAAGATTCAAAACATAATATAAATCTTCTTCCGTACTAATATCAGGTACAAGTGCACATACAGGAAAGTGCCCATTCATTTGCATATTAAAAATCGTTCCTGGTTTAATCATCTATTCCACCTCTTCTAAATCTTCTACTCGGTAAAATTTAACTCTAGGCTCTTTAATATCGCCTTTTTTAAAGTGCGTTGCTAAACTGCGTATGTTATTCGGCGTTGTATCAAACCGCCTCGCTAACTGCTCAACGGTTCCTATGGCTACAACCTCGTCATCTTGCGTATAAGCAATGTATAACTTAGCCGGCCTCATACTCAGTAGTCCTCATCTAAGTACGCCACGTGGGCTACTTGGTCTAGATTCACCACACCATATGGCTTGCCACTTTCTTCGTAATCTTCGATAAACCTGTCATTTCTGTTTCGTTTTGTAAGTCCATAACAATCACTTTTTTTTGATGTAAGTAACAGTATTTACATTGCTGTTTATAAACGATAAACGTACTTTTGCTAACTCGTCCATAGTTGCTCCTCCATTCATAATCGCTCATTTATCTTCAAAAAATTTCTAATATATCTAACTTGTTGCCAAAGATATGGATCATTATCATCCCTATAACTTATTGATGACCTCCAATCCTCGACTCGTTGTTTGACATCTAAAATAACTATAGTTGGTACTTTATGCTGACTTATTAAACGTGATAGCTCATCTATAGCAGTTACTTCTTGCATTTTATGAACACACTCCATTTAGTTTTAGATTTTTTATCGCCTAGAATCGGCTGACATTGAATAGCTTTTATTACATCTCGAAACGGAATTTGCTCCTCGTTCCACTTAAAAAGCAATATCCCATTATCTTTCAGCACTCTTTGACATTCCCAGAAACCTTTGTATAAGTCGTTTTGCCAAGACATCAAATCTAGTGTTCCGTACTTTTGAGCTAGCCAGGACATTTTTCCTGCTTTTATTAAGTGTGGCGGATCAAAGATGACTAAGTCGAATGTTTCATCTGCAAAGTCCATGTTTCTAAAATCTCCGACTACATCTGGGTTAATTTCAACAGTCCTTTCTAGATATCTATCTTTGTAGCGGAGAACCTCACGTCTGATGTCCATGTACGTTGTATGAGGTTCGTTTCGTTCATACCAAAACATCCGCGAACCGCAGCACGCATCAAGTATTTTCATTCTCTATTTACCCCACTCGTCGAACATCTCTCAACAATCATTTCCGCTTGATCCTCAGCTAAGTTCAAGTGCTCCCAACCTTGCCCTTCGCCACGCACAATTACTTTCCATCGGCATCGCATTATGACACCTCCAGGCCTGCTTCTAGGTCATCTAGCACTGAAACAGCCTCCTCAAGCGCCGTCTGAGCCTTGGTTAAATACTCGTCTACCACCTTTAAATCACTAGCAGCTAAGCTTGAGCGCAATTCATCGGACATTTTAAACTTGAAGTGCTTGTCATCATAAACGCCTAGCAGCATATTCAAATCAAGGCTAAAATCATCTAAATTCGTATACATAGCCGCCCCTCCTAAAATCGTTCTTGAATAACATGAATAATTTCTCTAATCACAATCGTTAAAAACAGCGTTGCCGTCAGCGTTAAAGCAACTGCGATTGCTAGTAGAAATACTAGTAGCAGATACTGGCTCACTGCTATAATCCAACTCATCACCAGTTCTTGACTCCTCTCCGTGCTTGCTCTGCTCTCAAGTAAGCAAGCGTTTCTTTGACCCACCTTTTAGAAGCTTCTATTTGCTCCTTAGAACGTTTTTGAGGTTTAAATATATAAATTCCTTTACCTTCATTTTCCACGTTGCTAACCCCCTCAAATTTAAATCTGATAGTTAAATTAAGCCTGAGAATGCCCGTTTACTCTTCAAATCTTTAAAATCAAGAATGCGGTCGCTAGTTTGGCTGTTAATCCCCTTCATAATTCGGTCAACCACTTTCGGATTGTAAGTTTCTTGTAGTTGCTCCAGAGTCAAGTTCGTTGTGACAATCGTGTGATTGCGCTGATTAAAGATGTCATACAGCATCTTCTGCGCCATGATGCCGCCTTCCCGGCCGTCTGAGTTCATCGTGCTTTCGGTTCCTAGATCATCAATCACTATCACGTCGGCAGAGATGATATTGTCTAAACTAACCTTTGGCTCACGGCCCCCGTTAAACTTTAACTCTTTGACCGCTTCGTAGTACTCGTTGATATTGATAAATAGGCACTCTTTATCACTTTTTTCTAAAATAAAATGTAGCATTGCCGCGGCTAGCAAAGACTTCCCCCGGCCACTTCCACCCGTCATAATGATATTTAGCACCTTGTTGCCAGGCTCCATAAATTCTTTAGCTAACTCGTAGCCTTTACGTCTAAATTCAAGCTCTGGACTATCTGCCCGGCCCTTGAAGTCGTTGAAGGTCTTAAGTGCAAGCTCACTATCTCCCCAGTAGCTTTTGTTGAAATAAATGTCCCGGCGAATTAGCAATCTGAAATTATTGACTAGCCCTTTATCTTTAGTGGTAACTTGTTCTTTCCGGCATTCAGGGCAAATTGCCGGCCTGTTAGGATTGATACTCGCAAAGAGCTTACAGCCATGCTTAGGGCATACTTCTTCAACTTCTTTGACGCTGGCCAAGCTAGAAAGTGACATCATACTCATTTAACTGACCTCCCCACTTAGATTTATTTGTTGGTTTTCTGTTGTAGCTTCTATTTCGTTGCTGCTCAGTCTTAGCATCAAATGCCTCAGCTTGAGTTAATGTCTTTATATTCGCTTGCAAGTAACTCTCTAAAATGCTCCTAAAGTAAGCAAAGTTAGGTCTAGTAGCATGCTCTGAAGTATACTTGGCAGCATGAATTAAAACTTCTTGGTTTATCTTCTTTGCGTAATCAATCAATACAGTTTGATTAATAGCGCTCATATATATCCCACAGCTAGGAAGAAAATCAAAGATATTTACATCTTCTTGCTGATTTGCCTCCTCGCCCTTCTCTCTATTAACATTTATATTATTAGAATTTATATTATTCTCTCCGCAACCTGCTTCACCAGGGGTGGTGAAATCCACTTCACTAGGTGTCACGAAATCTGCTTCACCAGGGGTGGTGAAATCTATTTCAGTAGGGGTTAAATTGATTGATAAAATACGTTTATCAACTTCTTTAGATTCCGGTTTATATATGATTTTTCTTGCTATGAATCCTTTTTCGACCAGCTTATTGATGTAGTTTGTAATTGTTCTATCAGATACCTTAAACTTCTTAGCAAAATACGCGTTTGAAGCCCAGCAATATCCTTTGCTATTGCTCAATGCTGTAATTTCACCATATAGCAGAATTGCTTTTGGCATAGCCGTTAATAACTCATCATCAAACATCACAAAATCAGGTATTATTTTGTAGTAACCAGAAGTACCATTCATGATCTTGCCTCCTCTCTAGGGCCTCCCACCCTTCCGGCATCGTTAAAGCGTACTGGCTTATCAGCTATCTACAGCTCTCTCAAGCTATCTAAGTGGAATATCCAACGCCCCGTAAATGTTGTTTGCAAAGCTTGATTTGCTCCGGCAGTAATCGCACATCCCACACCCTCTAGGCTCTTCTTCACCGTCAATTACGGCCTTGATATGCTCTTGATATTCCTGGATTGTAGCAAGGCCGTCATAAAGTAAGTCTTGCATTTCTTCAGTTTCAAAGTGGATTGTCATTAGTTCTGGTGGATCTTGCTTGCTAACACCAAAAATTACAGGTTCGCAGGAAACTCCGAATTGCTGGAAAATCAACTCACGGTATAAAGCCATTTGTAAATGATAGCCGTAAGCTTCTACAAAGGTTGTTGGTAGGTTCTGGCCGTCTTTAAATACCCAGTTCTTACCGTGTAGGTCTTTGTTGGTCTTGATATCAAAGAATTTCCCTAAATCAAGCCGCAAGGAGTCAATTTTACCTTTCCACTTGATGCCGTTGATTTCACCGGTAACAATGACTTCTTTGTCGCCAGAGCCATATAACTGCATGAAATTGTTGTCGGCAGCCATCCGCTCAATTAAGGTATCAGCTACCTTGAAATCTTTCTTAAGCACTTTTTCTTTCTTGATACGTTTGTTAAGCATCTTATCTCGGTTAGAAACCCCTTTAGCGTCCTTACAGTCAAGAAAAGCTTCGTGAGCTTCAGGGCTTTCAAAATATGAATGGATATAGTTCCCAACTAACAGCGGGGTTTCATCACGTTCTGGCAACCATTCGCCTTTCAATTCAGCATAGGCGGCTGCCTCGCACTTCATAAATTCTTTGAACAAGCTAACACTTAAATATTCAAGTGAGCTTGCTTTGTCATAGTAATTCTTATCCGTTAACTCCATTACTTAGCACCCGCTTCCTTAGATAGTTCTTGTTGCTGCCGGAACATGTCAATTTCACCTTCACCATTCTTTTCGTAATCGGTGATGATGTCCTTAACATCCTCTGCTTCTGCTTCTTCTGATTCCGTAGGCTCTTTTTCTTCGGCCTCGATTACAACTGGCTTTTCTTCTTTCTTTTCAACATTATTAGCCTCAACTTGGCCAAATAAATCGCTGATACTCTTTTGTTCTGGCTGTTTCTCTTTAGCTACAACCTTCCGGGGTTCATTTCTATCTTCGTCATACTCGTTTTCAGTCGTGTTATTGATAGCCCCTGTTAGTAGGTCACTGTCATCCGAAGTGTTAATGAACATCTTAGCGGCCCGATTGATAACCGTCCGCTTAGCCATTTCCTGGCTGAAGTTTGCTTGGACATGATTATTCTTATTCCTTGACTGGCTCCATGATTTGTCGATTTCGGCCTTAGTCATAATCGTATAGACCAGGCTATCATCACTCTTCTTGATGACGGCAAAAGCCCCAACTAAAGGCTTATCTAAGTTAGCAAAGCTTGGCTTGAACTTAGCCACCCTTGTCCGGCCCATTTCGTCGGCGTCAATTTCAAACTCATCGCCTTCATGGATTACTTCGGCGTAGATGTCTTCCACATCAGACAAACGTTTTAAGGCTGTCACTGTACCGAAGTAGGAGCGTTGCATTTGGAGCTCATTCCCGTAGACGATAAAGTAACATTGTGTCTTAGCAGGACTTAGACCTTGTGTAACCATATCTAGCAAAGAATTAGCGATTGATGGCTTAGTGCAAACTTCCAACGCTGGCCGGCCAGACCGGTCTTTTGTCTTATCTAAAGCAAAGAAGGCTGCTTTCAAGGCATTCTGCGCATTGAAATTGGCAGGCAATGCCAAGCCAGTTTGTTCTAGTTCCGTGATACGTCTGCTTACTTGATCTGTAATATCCTTTTGTAATAAAGCTACTTGGTTTTGTTGAGTTTGTTGTGCCATGTTATTTCTCTCCTTTTATTTACTTCTGACTTCTTCAATCTTCTTGAACCAGCTAACTGCATCCGTTAGATGTAAGCTTTCAGCTTCGGCCACGTCTCTAGGGAACATAATCTGCTCCCAAATATTCCCTCTCTCATGCGTCCGGCCGTCTGCTTCTACCACACGAAAATTAAACATCCGGTCGAGATTTCCAATTAACTGTTCCTCTTGAACTGCTAGTCGTTCTTTGCCAAAACCGACATTAGTTTTGACAAACACTCTTTTTTCTTTCATAACTGCTCCTTTTCGTGATACAATAATCACGAATTTTAATGTTTTTTAATTTGTTTTTTGGCGCTCAGATTGCCCTCTGGGCGCTTTTTTGTTTTCAAAGTGGTTTTCCTTAGGCCGCTCAAAAATCAAGCTGTAGAGTGTGCCTAGGGCTATCAGGGCAACGATACTATTTGGTATCCACATCGCTTTCCTCCTCCCAATAAGGTGGCTCAACCACCATGACACGGTATAGGGCCAAGCCTAGCCCAACTATCAGCAAAAAGTGAGCTATATACCAATTACTTTGGCAGACGGCCACACCAATTAAAAACGCTGCTACAATGTATTCCCATTTCATAACTAAGACTTCCTTTCTGATTTCCTAACGTATTCTTGCAATGCTTCGTCCGACCACATGATTTTTGCTACGCCTGGATATTTAACATAGCCAATCTCAGCACGTAGCTTGTCAAAGGTTGCAGGTGCTACCCCTAAGCGCTTTGAAGCTTCCTTGCGATTAAATACCAATGCCCCTTGCGGTACTTGCGGTTTAACTAAGCTCTTTTCAGCAAGAACGTCTTCAACCGCCTCTTTAACAATTAACTTTATTTCAGCTTTAATTTGTTCACTAAATAAGTCCATAACTCTCACCCCACATTCTTACTTAACTCTTCATTAATGGCCGCCTCAATCTTGCGGGCCCCATACTTGGTGTATTCCCACCGAAGCCGGCCGTATTCATCGAAGTTTTTACGACAGAAGATATTTTGATTATTAAAAATTGGCTTTAAGTGTTCCCGGTTAGCAAGCTCGCCGATGATCTTGACCCACTCATTAGGCAGGCGCAGTTGCCAAGCGATTTCGCTAGCTGAGAAGTAAGGCCCGTCATATTCAATTTCAGGTTCACTCAAGGCAACCTCTTCGGCTAATTGTGTATTTGTCTTAATTCCTTCTTCCGCTAAGAGGTCCCGAATAAATCGCTCACCTTTGGCTGTCCATTTTAGCGTCTTGCGAATTGTCCGCTCGTTTGGGGCAAACTCTTCATAATCGGCTAATCCTAGCCCGGCATAGTTAGCGTAGAGCACCCACGCTTTCTTGCCAGACTCTTTATAAATCACCCCCTTAGCATGAAGGAACTTGTTAAGCTCCACGGCTGACATGCCATATTGCTTAGCGATTAAGGTGGTTGTGATAAGCCCCTTGTTGTTAAGGAACTCATCGTAATAATCCACCTTGGGCTGATTAGCTTCGTTAATTTCAACCTGCTCCGCCAGCTGCAACAGAGCTTCATGGTAATTCTGCGGCAGCTTGAACGGCGTAGCTTGTTGTTCTTTAAGCGCCTGCTCCATGCGGTTAAAAGCTTCAATATACTTGAGCTTGAACTCCATAACTTTAGAACCCGTAAAGCCCATAGCTAATAGAGTAAAGCCGTCTCTATTCATGTAGTACATCGGCTGCTTCTGATTCCTGCTATTGAGATAACTATCTTCACCAAACATTTTTCTCACGGTCGAATTTTCGACAGTGAGTTTTCTAATTGCTTCCATAACATGTTGGTGCTTTTTCTCAAATACTTCTGCAACTTTTAAACTAGTTGTTACTGCTTGTTTATCGTGCATAATTACCAAATCATTCATTATTTTTACCCCTCTCTTTTATCATTTAACTTAATACAAAATCTGTAATTAGATTTATTTTATTAAGTTTTTTGCTTAAAAAGTGTATTAAAAATAACAGTTGGCTCAACCGCATAAATTTCAGCCAACTTATAAATATTTCTGGCGCTCGGTTTTGACTTACCCTGCTCCCAAGCGGAGATTGTTGTTTGGGAAACGCCTATTTTTTCTCCGAGTTCATTTTGGTTAAATCCTTTATTCACTCTTAACAATTTTAGAGTAGGCTTCATCTAATCATCTCTCTTTCTAAAGTAATCCAAGCTGACGTCCAAGGCGTCCGCTATTTTAATCATATTTTTGAATGAAGGCTCAGCTCCATCCTTATAACTTTGTAATGTTGTTTGTCTAATTCCTGTTAATTTACTCAATTTGTATCTTGATATCTTCTTAGCTTTAAGTAGTTCTTCAAGTTGATTCCACATAAGTACACCCCACTATATATAGTGCCATTAACATTGATTGCTACAATATATCGTAGTATAATAATACTAGCAAATAAGCAGCCTCCTAAAAATGTTTACATACCAAACGCATGTTACACGCCTGGCCGAAATTCCTAAATTATCTAAAGTTATCGCCAAGTATCCAAGCGACGATTCTAATAAACGACTTACAAAACCACTTATAAAAACTGCTGCTGAATACTCCAAAAAATCCCATCGCTATTCCAACCATCGCGTAGAAGCTTTTGGTTTCAGATACGTTAGCCCAACCACAAAAGGAACTAACGATAGGCTCGATAAAGCCCCAAATAAAAGCATCCCAAACGATAAAAACTTGCATAAATCTCTTCGTACTTTTTATATATTTATTCAAGTTATGTCCTCCATATTTATTGGAATTAGTATGCTTCCCGATTTAATTTCCGGAATAGAAATGATATATAAATTTATTGCAGGCTATTTTCAGAAAATCTTTTAGATACTGCATCAAAGGTAAGGGTTACTTCAACAAGGTTTCCCTTGCTTTTTTTAATTTCAAAGTTCTTAACCGCTTTGACTGCTTTTCCATTAAGAAAAACCTTCTTGTTTTTGATTTCGAACTCATTAAATTGTCTATCCATCTCTTATCACCTGCTATTTCTTCTTCAATTCATCTAGTTCTTTTTGGAGTTGTTTGTTCTCTTCCTTTAGTCTTTTGATTTTTAAATCAAAGACTATATTTCCAATCATTGCAACTATCGCCAACGCTAAAAAGATATAATGTAATACACTCATAGTTACCTTATATGTTATAATTGAGGCGCCACAAATAAGAGGTTTTCACCTCCTTTCGTGGCTGTCAGAACTTTAATGTTTTCGCTTGTATTTCAGTTCCGACTTGATTTTTTTGTTTTCTAGCCTTAGCTTTTCAGCTTCTAGATATTTCTTGTAGATATCCAAGAACTTATCTGATATGAAGTAAATTGCTAAGGCTATTTCTATTACCTCAATCATAACTCTCTCCTTTCCTAATTTGTTAAGGCCTCATCAACCTTACGTACTTTATTATACTAAGTTAACTTAATAAGTCAATGGTTTTTATTAATTTTTTTGCTCAAATACATTTTACTATTAACTATATTATTAAGTAGTGTTATTATTTAACTAAAAGAACTTAATAAAGGAAGGTGTAAGTATGATTGGGCAAACTATAAGAGATTTAAGAAAAGAAAAAAGGGTGTCACAAACTGAATTAGCTAAAATAGTTGGCGTTTCCCAAACAACAGTAACAGCTTGGGAAACCGGTAAAGCTGAACCTTCTAGCTCTGCTGTATCAAATTTAGCCGACTACTTCAACGTAACAACAGACTACCTGCTGGGTCGGCCGGAGAAGAAGAAGGAAAAGCAGAATGTCGAATTAACGGACGATGATATTATCATGACCTACCAAGGTAAGGAACTCTCGGACGAAGATAGAGAAATTATTAAACGCTTGATGAACGGGAAATAGGTGATTTGTTTGGACGAACTAATTAGATGGTTACTTAATTACGCCTTTGACAAGGGTATTAACTACATAATTACGGACCAGCTCAATGAGGATGTTCCTTCTTGCGCTATTCCAAATAAAAGCACAATCATCATAAACAGTAAATATGGTAAGCCTACCGAACTCCCCTTCACAATCGCACACGAAATAGGCCACGTCTTGAACGGTGAAGCTGACGTACTTTATTTTTCAGGTTTCAATAACCATTCAAAAATTGAGATGCGCGCTAATCGTCGGGCCGTGAAGCTGCTGCTTGAATATTGTAACTGTCATGATTTAGCGCTTGAACCGGCTAAATTTGCGGAAACCTTTGGCATCCCTAGCAGCTTTGAGGACATGGTTAAGGAAGAAAGCGCCAGGTATTATCTGGAACGGTGATTTTAAAGTTGTCGGTGTGGTAATAATTTAAGGAAATGATTAATGCTTTTGACAGTATTTTAGATTGAGATGAAAGGAAATGATTGTATGGAAAAGAAAGATCATATTTATACAAATACTAAGTTAAATTATTGTTTAAGATGCAATACTCCAGTAGAACCAGATTGGGATAACTTCGCCTACTGCATGAAATGCGGTGCTCCAATTATAAACACCTGTACCGATTTAAATTGTATTAATTCTAGGAAGATGCTACCCGTTGATGCTGCTTTTTGTCCTATTTGTGGTAATGAAACGGTTTTTTATCAATATGGATTAGTTAAGTCAAACTATAATGATAATTCGGAGGACTTACCATTTTGAGTATTTTATATATTGATGAGTCCGGAACTGATGCACTAAAGAAAAGCACTGATATAAGAGAAGGTAATTCTAAATATTTTATTATGGCTGGAATTCTCATAGAAACAAAAGATTTAGAAGATGCATTTTACAGGTTTGATGCAATCAAAGATAAATATTTTAAAGACAAAATATTTGAATTAAAATCTTCTTTCAAAAACCTTCACTTCAAGGAAGAGTATTCTAAATTTAATCAAAATGAATTGAAGCAAACTATAAAAACGGAAGTATACTCAGCAATACAGGAAACTAACTGCTTATTATTTGGTGTACAAATAAACAAAGTTCCTCTTTGTGATAAAGGAATATTAAAAAATAAAAATGAAACCTACCATTTAGCCTTTCTCAATATACTTCGTGCTGTTTTAAATTATAAGAAATCACATGCTAATAATGACAATATAATTATTATGCTTGATAGTCGTGAAAATCAACATAACAAAAGAATGTATAAATTATACAGAGAGGCAGTCGAGCAACATTCTGAACAATTGAAAGGTTTTAATAGCAGAGATTTTTCACCCACTTTGAATTTTGTTGATTCTTCTTATACTTTCGGTGTACAATTAGCGGATTTTGTCGCTGGTGCTCTTTGGCGTGGAGTAGAAAAGGATGATAAAAAGTATTCCAGAATGTTAAAAGAAAAATTCCCCACTAACAATGGAGAATTTGTAAAATTTAGTTATATAGTTGTTCCAGAATTTTAAGCACAAAAAAACGCAGGCGTAAGCATTTCAGCTTACCATTGTTGGGCTATCATGCCCCCACCCGCTCGTATAACTATTATACGATAAGCGACTATTTTTTTCAACAAATATATAGAATTATTTTTATTATATAAATTAAGGTGTTACTATCTTAGCTAAAAAGCGTTAATTTATTGAAAGGCTGTGATACAACAATAACAAAATTTATGATTTACAAAACTAAAACGCAACCTATCACTTCTGATTTTGATAAGTAAATTAAACAATGCTAGCCAAGAAATAATTTAAACCCGTCGATTTTGACGGGTTTAAAAATACGCCCAAAAGAACATCAGTTTTTATTTGCATTAGTACGGTTACCTGTAGCAAATGTTGAGAGTTTCGCTTATACTGAAAATACAATGTTAGATGTTTAGAAAGGAGGCTCCCCTATGCTATCTGCAAAAGAGTTGTCAACCGCCTACTTTGATTGGGCAACTAAAAGTATACAATTTATCGAAAAAGAAAGTTTCGTTCAAGTAAAAACGCCTTTTGTTGATATGTACCATGACAGAATTGAATTGGTTGTTGAAAAAAAGCGGGAGCATTTTATTGTATCTGATGACGGTTATACCTTGGATGAGTTAGATACACTGGACTTACATTTATCTGGTTCAAAGGTGACTAAAAAAAGAGCAAGTCTATTTAACAAAATCTTACTTACTTTTGGTGTTACCCTCTCACAAGATAATGAATTAGTAGTAAGTTTTAACAAGTTAGAAGATTTCCCTGAAGCTCAACATCGTCTAGTCCAAGCTATGTTACAAGTTTTTGATATGTTACAAACCTCTAGAGACAAAGTTTTTAACTTCTTTGTTGAGGATATTTCAGAATACTTTTTAGACAATGAAATACAATTTAGCACTAGAGCAAATTATATTGGAAAAACTGGTAGTTCAACTCAGTTTGATTTCTTAATTGGTCAAACAAGAAAAAGAAAAGAACGTGCCTTAAAAGCTATCAATTCTCCTAAACCATCTTCTTATGAAGGACCACTTATGGGAATTATAGATGTTAGGGAAACCCGTCCAGAAACTGATTTTTATATTATTGCCAATGATAGTTCAACAACATTATCAGATAGATTTATCAATGCGTTTAAAAACTACGACGTTCCCGTTTTAAAATGGACAGAAAGAAATAAATGGTTAAAAGAATTTGCTTAACGTATTTTTGAGCCCGCTACTACAGCGGGTTTAAAAATACGCACAAAAGAACATCAGTTTTCATTTATAAGGAGTGAATCATCATGGCAACAATAAAGAGTTACCGAAGCAAAGGTAAGACGAAATACATGTTCAAGGTTTACTTGGGAACAGACCCCTCAACTGGAAAGCGGATAGACACCACCCGGCGTGGGTTCTCGTCTGCTAGGGAAGCAAAGCAGGCCTTAACACAACTTAAAGCTGAATACGATGCCGGAAAGTTCAAGACTAAGAATCAAGACATAACGCTAGGTGAGCTATTTAAAATGTGGTGGTTGGTATATGAACCGTCTGTCAAAATGACGACTGCAAATAATAAATACCGTCATTACCAGAATCACTTCGAACAATATAACAATTTGAAGGTATCTAAATTAACAACACTCTGGGCCCAAGATGTTGTAAACGAACTAGCTAGTGAGTATAAGTCGTATAAATCCATTCTAGCAGCCTTGAAGCTTGTTATAGGATACGGATTAAGACTTGAGTTAATCGAAAAAGACCCCTTTGCACTAGTGATTTATCCTAAAGAACTTGAGAGTTCTAAAAAAGTAACCAAGATTAAAAATAACTTCTACTCAAAGCCTGAACTAAACTTATTCCTCAGTCGCGCCAAGGCAGCAGCTAACCCTGTGTTTTATCCATTTTTCAGGCTACTTGCATATAGCGGCATCCGTTCTGGGGAAATTATGGCTTTAACTTGGAATGATCTTGACTTCGCAGAAAACAAGTTGAGCATTTCAAAAACCGTTGTCCACGATGCTACTAGGGGCGTTAACCTAATTACTAACCCGAAGACGAAGAAATCCACGCGGGTTATATTCCTTGATGAAGAAACAATGTGTGCCCTCAAAGATTGGAAAACGATACAAGCTCGTTGGCTACTATCTAAAGGAATCAATGCGCTTTCAGGAGCGCAATTAATCTTCCCTAAACGTAACAACGAGCTAGCTGGTACAACTTTAGCTAATAGTCGTTTATATACATTTTATCGTCAGAATCCAGATTTGCGCAGAATAACAATTCATGGTTTTAGGCATACTCATGCTACGCTGTTGCTTGAGGCGGGTCTAAATGTTAAAGATGTGCAAGAGCGACTAGGACACAAAAATATTCAGATAACTCTAGATACCTATTCACACGTCACACAACAGAAAAAGCAAGAAACGGTAACCAAATTCGCAAATTATCTAGAAAGTTAG